GCAAACTTCACACCACCTACAGCAGAATTAGAGGGATAATTAAGAAATGTACGAATATAGATGCAAGGTATTACGAGTCGTCGATGGCGACACAGTAGACGTCGATATCGACTTAGGCTTCGGTGTTTGGATGCACAAAGAGCGCGTCCGTATTATGGGAATAGACACCCCAGAATCGAGAACAAAGGATTTGGTTGAAAAATCATATGGGTTGCAGGCAAAAGAATTTATGAAATATCTTATGCCAATCGGATCTTCACAAATAATCAAAACACAAAAAGACAAAACAGGAAAATTTGGTAGAATCTTGGGTGATTTTATAATCGAACATAAGGATGTCAATAATAATTATTCTAGCAAACTTGCATCGGTTCTAATGATGGAAAATTATCATGCGGTTCCGTACAAGGGACAAAATAAAGATGACTTGATAGAACTTCATATGGCGAATAGAGTTAGGTTAGAACAACCGAACTGATATAATGACAAGTTTTTAAATTATAAATAGTCATATAAAATAAGAGGTATGACTGATGGCCATCGTAAGTACAAGAACCGAATTCAAGAATTACTGCCTAAGAAAACTTGGTTCTCCGGTAATACAAATCAACGTCGCAGACGAACAGTTAGAAGATAGAATTGACGATGCGCTCGAGTATTATCAGGACTATCATTTTGATGCAGTAGAAGATACTTTTTTTCCATACAAGATTCTGGCAGCAGATATCACTAACAAATACATCACAGTCGATCAAAGTATTATCGGAATTAAACAGGTATTACCATTTTACCAAAAAAATAGTTTTTCCACAAATATGTTCGATGTCAAATATCAATTATTTTTGAACGATGTTTACGATCTGTCGAGTGCCGAAATGTTAACATACCAACTCACACAAGATCACCTCCAAATGGTAAATAATCTGATTCACGGCAATGTTCCGATTAGATATCAGCGACACATGAATAGACTATTTGTAGATTCCGATTGGGGGTTCGATCTAAAAGAGAATGAATATATCATAATCGAATGTACCAAAATTATAGATCCAGATGTTTATACGGATGTGTGGAACGATAGGTGGCTCAAAAGATATGCGACTGCATTGATGAAAAGACAGTGGGGAGAAAATCTAACGAAATATGAAGGTATGACGCTTCCAGGCGGCATAACATTTAACGGCGGAGCAATTCTCGATCAGGCAGTACAGGAAATCACAACCCTAGAAGAAGAAATGTCGTTAAACTACGAACTTCCTGTAGACATTATGGTTGGATAAAAAATGCCAGTAAATCAGTATTTCAACACTATAAATTTTACACAGGAACAAAACCTATTAGAGAATCTTGTTATCGAGTCTATTCAGATTCATGGCCAAGACTTTATTTACGTTCCTAGATCAATCGTCAAAGAAGATACAATTTTCAACGAAGATGTATTGAGTGAATTTACAGAAACCCACACCGTCGAAATGCACATAGAGAGCGCAGACGGTTTTGAGGGGGAAGGTGATATGTTATCTAAATTTGGTTTGGAAGTCAGAGACCAGATTGTAACAAGCGTTTCAGTTTCCAGATTTGCCAGTATCACCGGAAAACCAAAACCGCTGGTCGGAGATCTCATTTATCATCCAATTTCAGATGCAGTATTTGCAATAAAATTTGTCGAAGACGAAGAGCCCTTTTACCAGTTAGGTAAAAATTATGTTTATAGAATAACGTCAGAATTGTTCGTATATAGTCAAGAAAATATTAGTACCGGCGTGGTTGAACTCGACAACAACTTTACAGTATCGAGTTCGGTTGCTGCTGATGACACCATCGACAATATTGCAGATAGTGACACCGGATTAGTGCCATTAAACACTACAACCGTAGATGGCGTGATAGATTTTACCACCACAAATCCGTTCAGTGAGGACTACTAATGTTAGGTAATGATTATTTTTATAGAAGCACGATAAGAAATTATGTGATTGCATTTGGCTCTATGTTTAATGATGTAGACATTAAAAGAACAAATTCTGCGGGTACAGTCTTGTCAGTATATAGAGTTCCGATATCATACGGCCCGACACAAAAATATTTGTCAAGAATTAATAAAGTGACACAGGCGGGCGAACCGGCAATTACTTTACCAAGAATGAGCTTTGAAATTGCTAGTTTTCAATACAATTCAACGAGAAAACTACCAAATAACAATAAAATAAAAAAACAAAACACAACCACGACCGACACAAAAAATTTCACATATTCGGCAGTCCCATACGATATTGGATTTCAACTTTCGGTTATGACAAAAAACGCCGATGATGCAACACAAATCATCGAACAAATTCTGCCATATTTTACCCCATCATTTATAATACCGATCAAAGAAGCCACGGAACTAGGTATTGTCAGGGACACACCACTGACATTAGAATCGGTCGATTATCAAGACGAATATGAGGGCGATTTTCTTTCTAGGCGGTCATTGATATGGACGTTAGGATTTACTCTGTCGGGTCATCTATACGGTTTGCCACGCAATCAAAAATTAATCAGAACGGCGATAACAAATTCTAGGAAATTAGACACCGACGAACAGTTTACCCAAAACACTATTACAACAAATCCTGCTGATGCATTAAGTACAGACAATTACAGTTTTATTAATACTTTCGATGAAGAATTTGGAGAAGTAGAATGAGAGAAAGTTTGAATGATAAGTTGAGCGGGTTTTTAGATATAGACAATAAGATCGAAGATAAGTCTAAAAGTATCGCAAAAAGTCAAGAAGTATCAGTACAAGAATTTAATAGTTCAGAAAGACGTGAACAGGACTTGGCAAACGATTACAACGAACATAGAGAAACTTTGAAAGATTTAGTTTCGCAGGGGCAGGATGCATTACAAAATTTATTGCAACTGGCTAAGGAGAGCGAACACCCGCGAGCATACGAAGTCACCGGACAACTACTCAAGACCACTGCCGACTTAACCAAAGATTTAATAGAACTTCAAGTTACCATGAATAAAATAGAAAATACAAAAGACGGTGGGAAACCATCGAAAGTAGTAAATAACGCAGTTTTTGTCGGAAACACAAATGACCTATTGGAAACCCTAAGAGGAAAAAATCGCGAAGTTAATAAAAAATGAGTGGAATTTATCTAAACAATCCCAATTTGAAATCTGCTGGGGTTGAAATTGGTTGGACCGAAGAGCAGGCACAGGAATATGTTCGGTGTATGGAAGACCCCGTATATTTTGTCAAAACATATATGAAAATTGTCAATGTTGACATCGGACTTATAAATTTTGATTTATATCCTTTTCAAGAAAAAATGATTCGTTCTTTTACCGACAACCGATTTACTATTTGTAAGATTGGTCGACAGTCGGGTAAGTCTATCACATGTATTGCATATTTTCTGCATTATATCCTTTTCAATAAAGATGTTTCAGTTGCATTACTAGCAAACAAACTCGCAACTGCAAGAGAACTGCTCGGAAGGTTGCAGATGGCATATGAGCACCTACCTAAGTGGCTACAACAAGGCGTTGTCACATGGAACAAAGGTAGTATCGAATTAGAGAATGGGGCCAAGGTAATGGCGGCTGCAACGTCATCTAGCGCCATTCGTGGTGGGTCTTATAACATTTTGTTTCTGGACGAATTTGCATTTGTTCCAAATGAAATGGCAGAAGAATTTTTCAATTCGGTTTATCCTACGATTTCATCCGGTACATCTACAAAGGTTATTATCGTTTCAACGCCTTCTGGGATGAACCATTTCTATAAATTGTGGGTAGATGCAGAAGAGGAACGAAATACTTACCACCCTATTTCAGTTCATTGGAGCGAAGTTCCCGGCCGTGATGCAAAATGGAAACAGACCACAATAAAAAATACCAGTGCAGAACAGTTTCGACAAGAATTTGATACAGAATTTTTGGGCAGTACAAACACTCTGATAAACGTATCAAAATTAAAAAGTATGGCATATAGAAATCCCAAACAGATTTTAGAAAATGGTACTTTGAAAATATACGATCACCCCAAAGAAGGTCACATATACATTACGACAGTAGATGTGTCAAGAGGACAAGGCCAAGATTTTTCAGCGTTTTCAGTATTTGACTGCTCGAAAATGCCGTATAGACAAGTTGCGGTTTTTCGGTCGAACGAAATGCCTCCGATGGTATACCCAAACCTAATAAACAGAATTTCAACTCTATACAACGATTCTCTTATATTAGTAGAAATAAACGATGTTGGACAACAGGTCAGTGATATATTGTATCACGACTTAGAAAATACCAATCTAATAAGTATAGCAAGTGATACTAGAAAGGGTCAGACAATCAGTTCTGGATTTGGCGGCGGTTCGACAACACTAGGAATTAGGACTACAAAATCAACCAAAAAAATTGGTTGTATGAATATGAAAAGTTTGATCGAAGAAGATAAATTGTTGATTAAAGATTTTGAAACAATCAATGAATTGACAACTTTTATTTCGAAAGGACCTAAATATGAGGCAGAGAAAGGTCGAACAGACGATTTAGTGGACACGTTAGTATTATTTTCTTGGATGTCCACAGACCCATATTTTAAAAGCATGTGCGATATAGACACCCGACAAGAAATTTACGAAGAGAGAATGAGACATTTGGAGGAAAATATGCTACCTTTTGGATTTATTTCAGATGGCCTGCAAGGTGAATCTTTTGTAGACGCAGAAGGCGACCTGTGGACAGTAAGCGATTAACGGCGTGTATTTATACTGAGTTCGGTGTTTTTATAAATAAATAAAAATAACTTATTATATCAAACCAAAGGAGATAAAAAAATGGCATTCCAAGTAAGTCCTGGCGTAAACATTTCTGAAATCGATGCATCTACGAGTGTGCCCGCCCTAGTTACCAATATTGGTGCTATGGTTGGTCAATTCTCAAAAGGCCCCATCGGGCAAATTGTAGAAGTTTCGAACGAGGAAGAACTGAGAGCAACTTTCGGTGAGCCTACAGACCAAAACTACAAAACTTGGTTTACTGCTTCAAACTTTTTGGCATATTCTAATGCCCTAAAGTTAGTAAGAGTCGTAAACGATAGCGATGCAAACGCAGTTGCGGATAGAGCAAGAAATGCACTTTCCGGAACCGTTAGCACTTCACAATCTAACTTCAACACACAGAACCAAACTGGTTCTGCTGGTATTACTGAAACCATATATGGATCTTCTGCCCAAAATGGCACATTTCCAATCTCAGGCGGTCTTACCGCATTGGATCTTGGCGCTGGTGTCGTAGACACAGGCAGTGCCACTTTTTGGTTGCACCCTCGACTGGCAAACGGAACGACAACATTAGTTGTCGCCGGGGCCGAAGCAAGTAATGATATCAGTAAAAGAAACCTAACTTCAAGCGATGTTACCGTATCTGTCAGAGGTGTTGGTGAAGTCAATGGTGGAACAGTACCCGCCAGTCGGTGGAGCATAGACTCTTCGGCAAATGGTGGTAGT